ATGTTGATTACACGTGAACGCCAAAAGCTCATCAATGCCGTGATCTTCTTTTCGGAGAACGTTCGTCATTGTGGCAAAGTGAAGCTGTTCAAGCTTTTGTACTTCCTGGACTTTGAGCACTACAAGGTAACTGGTCGAAGTGTGACTGGTATGGAATATTCTGCCTGGAAGATGGGGCCTGTTCCTGTTTCCTTGTTCGAGGAAATTGAGTCCCCAGAGCCTGATATGGCTGCAGCTATCAGTTTCTCAAATTTGCCTGTGCGAGGTGGCAAGCAGGCAATGCTCAGCATAGAGCCAAAGTCGGAATTTGACACTACGTTCTTCAGCAAGCGAGAGATTCAGCTGATGCAAGCATTGGCGGACGAATACTGTTCATCCAAAGCTGAAGAGATGGTAGAGGCCACTCATCTTGAAAACCTGCCTTGGGACAAAGTCTATAACCAGCAGGGACGCAAGCAGGACGTCATTCCGTACGAGCTTGCACTGCGAGCACAAGAATATGAACAAATGTTGCAAGTTGCTCAAGAGCGCATGGAAGCAATGGAGGTTTTGCGGTGACGCCAGGAACGGTGTTTTTTGATGAGCAGTTCACATTTCATGACGGGGAAACAAAGCCAAAGCTGTTCGTAGTCCTCGGATCAAAGGATGGTGTTACGATTGTTTCTAAAACCACCTCCAAGCAGCACAGTCGTGGTAATACCTTTGGCTGTCAGCCGGAAGACAGGTTTCACAATTTTTACCTGCCGCGGGGGTGCTGTCACCTCAATGAATGTACCTGGGTTTGTCTTGATGAGTTCTATGACCTAAACATCAATGACTTGCTCCAGCGTCATTTTCAGGGAACAGTACGCAGGATTTGTGAGCTTCCGCAAGAGATGACACCTGATCTGCTAAAGTGCGCCTTGGAAAGCCTGGACATCACTGCTTTCCAGGAAGAGGCCGTTGGTGCGAGTTTGAGCTAGTCAATATCTGCACATACGGCCAGCATCACCCAAAATCACCACCTATTTGCTGCTCAGTGAAGGCGATCTCAACCGCTTCATACGGCAACTCGTGTCCTTCCTGGTAAAGCCTGGTCATCTCTTCAGATGAGTGAGCCATTGCGTGCTGAATCGTCTTGATATGGTATCCAGCATCGGCAGCCAGTTTATCGGCCAGCGATCGGACATGGTGGAAGCCCGGTGCATCTTCGCCGGTGAAGCCCGCATGCTTGCGTGACTCATCAAACATGGCAATCAGCCGGCGCGGTGTAACCTGTGCAACGTGCGTTTTCGTTTTGCCCATTCGTCGCTGCTTGGGCCAATGGCTGATGACATAGGGGCAGCGGCGGTTCTGCAGTGACAGGATCCGAGAGCGCTGGATCAGCTTGCGCAGCAGTTGGTAATTGCCTAGGTCCCATTTCAGACGCGCAGCCTTGGCGCTGCCTTTCTGGTTCTCAGACTTCCCGATCACCCGCTTCATTAAGTTGTCCTCGACATCCTCATCCAGGCGCAGGTCGCAGATATCGCCCTCGCGCATGAACGTCAGCAGGCTGATGCCCATGGCGATCTGCAGGCACTCATAGCCCAGCTCGCCGGCGCTGCTGTAAATCGCCCAGAATCCATCACGGGTCAGGCGCTTTGCCTTTCGGGATGGCTGGCTGCGGGTGTACAGGCGCGGTCGGTCATCGGCTGTGGTGAAAGGGTTGTAATCCATCTTTGGCAGCAGCCCGCGCCCCATCAGGTAATTGAAGAACTTCCGGAACTCAGCATGCCGGGCTTTCTGTTGATGGTGGGAAAGCGTATCCCACCAATTATCGACGTCCGATCGGCCCAGCTGGGAAACCTGCTTGGTCAGGGTGCGCGTGAACTGTCGGAGTGAGTAACAGCGATTTCGCCAGCTGCGCTTTGTCTTCAAGTCGGGAGACTGCCTTTCCCGGTAGCTGATGAAGTCATCGACATAGTGGGCAAGAGTGCCAAACTGCCCAGCCTTTGGCTGTGCTGGCACGTAGCTATCACGGCGTTCATTGTTGTGTCGCGCGATGTAATTGGCAGCATCCACTGACTCGGCTGTGAAGTGCCTGAACGTGCCGTCCGGGCGTTTGTATCGCCAATGACCCTCTCTACCCCGGTTATCGGGGTAGAGGTTGTCTTCCAGTTTCACTCCGTTGAATGTACGGTTCTTTTTCGGACGAGCCATCAGGCAAAGCCTCTCCAATCATCAGGTTTAACCCAGTAAGTCTGGTACACAATCACCAGGGCCGCTCGAGGGTAACTCGGTATAGGCGGCGATCTGGTCTTCATCGATATAGGTTTGCTCCCCCATGATCCGACCGTTAACAACCCCATTGCGGATCATCTCACGCCACTCAGCCTGAGAAGGCCTGGAGCTGGGAGCAAAGTACCGTCGATTCACGGTCCTCCACTTCTGTAACTGCATGTTAGCGTTTCCTCTTCTTACCGTGTCCGTTCATCTCTCTGCAGGCGCGCCGCCAGTCCCAGTGATAACTCATGCGGTTGCTCCTGTTTCAATGCTGGCTGCGATCTGTAGAGGCCGCACCCAAATCGGCGTGCTGCCGAGTACAAAGGTTTCGCCGGCGCGAGCCAGCAGGATGGTGGTGGCCATCACGTTGAAGATGGCGGTTGCCGCCGGTACTGGCACCATGTTCCCAATGCGCTCACGCCAGTGCATGTGGCTATTTCCAGTCAGGGTCAGGATGTCATCTGCTGAAACCAGGCCCTGCAAGGCTGCCAACTCGAAGGTGGTAAAGGGTCGGTGCCATGTGCCGTCGAGCGACCGGATAACAGCGACAAGTTGATCCGTTTGGTCGGGCAGCTTGGCGTGTTCAGCCCGGGGGTCGGCGACGGAGAACGGTCCATTGTCATGCCGGCCGGCAGCGGTGACGGCACCGGCGCTTGAGTGCCAGCCAACAACGCCGTAGTGGCCGCCGGTCAGGTAGTGATCGCCAGGCTTACGACTCATTCCCGGGCGCGGGTCTGCTACTGCAAACGCACCTTCACCGGTTGTGCTGGCTGCGATCACTGTGCCTGCAGATTCGTTGAACCGTGTGATTCGGTATTTGCCACCTGGCCAACGGTTTGCAGCAGGGCGAGGATCCTGGACAGAAAACCGGCCTTGCCCCGGGCTGCGCTGACTGGTGATAGCTGGAGCATGACCGCTCCAAGGCACAACACCAAACTGACTATATTCGGCGCCCTGGTACCGCGGATCTGCGATTGAATGTGCGCCGTTGGTCGGGCCGCTTCTGCCTGTTACGGTGCCGGTTGGTTGGTCCCATTTCCGTACACCCAGGTAACCGCCATGTGCTTCAGGAACGATCAAGTAATCACGCAGATGGCCATTGTCTATCGCGAGATCCTGCAGGCACCGCCAGTCCTTGCCCGCTTCAACGAAAGCGAGGCGAACCCAGGTGCGCCACTGAAGGTTAGGTACCTCGTGCATGGCACCGGCTGACGGGCAGCCGGGCAAGGGGAGTGTATCCAGCACCTGACCGACTGGGCAGAGTGGGTGGGTTACCGGCTCGTACAGGAATGGCGGCACCTTCTCCTGATGTCTGGCGACCAGCAGGAAGCGTTTCCGGCTCTGGGCCAGACCTCCAATCTCCCCGCAGTCATGAGTGGTGCGCGCCACGGCATAACCGTATGTGCGCAGCAGCTCCTCAATCTGGTCGAGCAGGTGTTCGCCACGTGTCATGATGCGGGGAACGTTCTCGAGCAGGAAGAACTCAGCCGGATCGTCCTTGAACGCTTCCAGTGCCAGCCAGATGCCCCGTACCGTCAAGCGGTTCAGTGCCTGGTATTTGAGGCTCGTGGACTTGGTCTGGCTCAGCAGGCCAGAAAAGCCTTTGCACGGCGGTGACGTGAACACGATGTTTGGATGCTGACCTCCTGCAGCCGCAAGAATGTCCGCCGGCGAGGCCTCTTCCCAGTCTGCACCTGGTTCACGGCCATGCCAGTAGGCATATTGCTGGCGGTCAAACAGGTCCAGCACTGTGCCTTTTGCCCCGGTCAGGCAAGTGAAGTCTTTGATCGCTGCTGGCACTACATCCACACCGCCCAGGCATTCGGGGTCAGCCTCCATTGAGCCGACGCGTGCTTCGCCTCGGTTGAAACCCAGCGCACCACCGCCGATGCCACAGAACAGGTGGAAGTGTTTGATTGTTTCCTTCACTGTCCTGCCTCCTTCGCCTGGTGGCGGAGTTGCCACCATTCGTCAAATCCCTGATCAGTGTTTGATCCTGGCTGGTTGTACCACCATCGGAAAAACTCGGTTGCTATCGGCTTGGCTTCACGTTCAATCACTTCGGCATCGTGGGCTGCAAGACTTTGCACGGGTGTTTCATTGAGCGCTTCAGTCAACTCGTCAGCCACGCGATCAACAGTGTCTGCTAGCGCATCGGTGTTACCGGCACCAATAGCCCTGAGCAGTTCGACAATTTCGTCTGCGTCTTCAATAAGCGCGGTGGCCGGGTCGTCAACCCGCTGCAGCGCGGCCTTCAACTGATCGCGCTCTTGCTTCAGCGCCATCACTGCCGTCTCGACGCTACCAAGGCCATCTTCACCAATCAGGCGCATCATCAGTTTTTCCCATTCCATTTCGGCGGCCTTGCAGCCGCGCAAACTCTCCACCTCGGCCTGCACCTGCTTCATTGCTTCACCCGGGTCTGATTCCAAGTGTTTTCGGGCCAGCGCTATCTGTTCGCGTAGGTGGCGCAGCTGCTTATCAGCGTCCCACTCATCGCTGATCCGGTCAGCGAACATCAGCGTATCCAGTGCCAGCAGCATGACGGCGGTTCTGCTATCGGTTTTCATCCCTTCATCCTCACACTGTGCTCATAACGCTGTGCGCACTCGGCGCCACAGAACAGGCGCTCACCAGAAAGCTCTTCAGCGCACCAGTGGCAGCAGCCATCCGGAATAGGGCGCGGCGTTGTATTGGCCTGCAGACTGTGCAGCGAGTGATTGAGTTGTTGCTCGGCGTAATCGTTGGCGATATCGGCTTCGTCTGCCATGTGGTCTCTCCGTGTTGTTTGGTGAGGCACCTGCTGCTGCAGATGCCGTCAATGCAAGTCGGGCAGGGCATCAGCCCAGAACCATCCGCTGTCCGTTATGCTGCAGCTCCCCGACCACTCCCGCTTTCTCCATGATGTCGACCAGGCGGGCAGCTCGGTTGTAGCCGATCTTCAGCTCACGCTGCAGGGCAGAGATCGACACCTTGCCTTCCTCGGTAACAAAGTCCACGGCCTCGTCGTAGAGATCATCAGATGCTGAGTCGAGCAGGTCCGGCTGGTCTTCATCGGCGGTTGGCTTATCACCCTCTGAGCCTGCGTATTCGCCCAAACCAGGCAGGATGATCATCACCATTTCGCCGGTGTTGTCGGCCAGCTCGTGGGCACCGGATGGCGCGCCTTCCTGGTGAACGTCACGCTCGATCGATAGCTTGGCTTCGATGCCGCGCTTGAATACCACCTGGTCGACTTTGCCCAGCACGTACGGGCGGTCATCGGCGGCGATGGTCTTCACGCAGCTGGTCACCAGCTCTTTGATCTGACGATCAATGGAGTCGATGAAGTCCTGTTGCTGCTCTTCGTTCATCTTCTGCCAGACGTTCGGCAGGGCCTTGCAGGTGTTGATCACAACGCCCATCAGGTCGGTGTGCATGGTGTGGGCGGAGGTGCTGAAAATGCCGTCTTCAAGTTCAATCATGGCTGCAGAGTTCATGTGTGATTCCTGTAGTAGTGAGGGTTACTGCTTGCGGAAAATGGCGCCGCCATAGGCAATCGCAATCAATCCGTTGGGGGTCCAGATGCCGAACGGCTCATTCATGGCGTTGGTCGATAGCAGGATGGCCTGAGCTTCTGCCTCTGCCTGGGTGCATTCGGCGATGGCTGCAGCCCGGGGATCATCCAGTGGGCCATAGGCATGCTTCTGAGCCTGCTGTACCGGTTCGGCCGTGGCCGCTTCAGGTAGTGGTTCCGGAGTCGGTTCGGGCTCTGGTGCCGGAGCCGGCGCCTGCTGCTGGGCTTCGGCTTTGCGGAGGGCTTCCTCTTCGGCGCGGCGCTGCTCGGCTTCAAACTGCTTGCGGCTGCGTTCTTCGGCGACTTTCTGGCGTTCCAGCTCTGAAGCGATCATGGTCTGCAGGCGCTGGCCGTACTCTTCGTCAGAGGCAAACAGGAACGTCTCAACGTGTGCTCGGGTGAGCGGGGCGGCAAGGCCGGCACGGTAGCTGTCGTTTTCCAGCAGGTGCAGACGGATCTGGGTCTGCTGCTGAAGGTTGCGATCGGCATTCACACGGATGACCAACTCATTCTTGGCCGTGGCCGACAGCTTGCCGGTCTTGGTCAGGGTGCTAAGCTTTACCAGGTCATCGATCTGAGCGCGGCGGAACTCGTCAGCCACTTCCTGCTCGGTCCACAAGGCCGAACGGGCAGTTTCCAGAGCCGTTTTTGCTTTGGCTTTGGTCTCATCCTCGAATACCTGCACCTGGTCCAGCAACTTCTGGCGACCCTCTTTGCACATTTTCTCCAGGGACTTGGCCTGATCTTCGAATTGGCGGATCGGGCCGCTGACCTCAGCCACGGCTTCACGGCGGCGCTTGCTGATCTCGGCAGCCAGTTTGTTCAGCTCCGTGGCCAGCTTCTTGCTGCCGGCAAGCGTGTCAGCAGTGACAACCACGTCGTACTGTTCCAGCTCGCTTTCAAGCCAGGCACGGGTCTCCTCAAAGTTGAACGCGATTGCAGCAGGGGTGGCGCTGACGCTGATCAGCGTGGTGCTTTCGGTAACAGGGGCGTTCATGCTTGCTCTCCGTTCAGGGTGTCTTTCTTGGCTTGGTAGGCACGTTTCACGTCGATCAGGTCGACCTCCGGGTGATCTTCCGCGAATTCCTTGATGTCCTGCCCCCAGTGGCCCAGCTCTTCAGCGTTGGTGCACTCCTTGATACCGTCGATCATTGTCTGGATGGCGCTGGAATAGTCCCGGTCCGGTTGCTGCGGCTCGCCAAAGTCGGGCATATCTGGCTGTGCTTCGGCTGCTTGCTGCACCGGTGCCGGTTCGGCATCAATCGGGGCGCGGGTCTTCTTCACCCGGTTCTTGAGCGAGCTGGCCGGTGTCGCGCTGGTGTCGACGGGGTTGATCTCACGCTCTGGCGGCGGATCGACCGGCTCGAATTCATCCGGGGTATAGATACCCAGGATCACATCCGGACAGTAACGCCGTGCGAACTTCTTCAGTGCGGCATAGCTGATCTGCTGCTGCGGGTCTGTTGCCCACTGGGTTGAAAAGCGCGGATAGCACTGCGTCATCAGCAGCTTGAGCTCGCGGGCTTCTTCTTCGCCGCGAAGTCGTGCCCTGACAATGACGCCAAGACCTGCTTCGTCAGTAGCGTTCCATCCGGCGACATAATACTTACCGCCTTTGTCGGACTTGCGCTCCTGCACCTTGCCCAGAATCTTGTCCCAGTCACCAAAGAACTCGTAATCTGGACGACCATCGAACGGGCCATTTGAGGTGATGACCGCGTTGACCAGCTGCGCCTCATATCCCAGCTGTCCGCCTTGGGTAAGGTGTGTCTTCTGAGCTACGGCAAATGGGTTCATGCCCCACTGGGCGGCCTGCATCACCACTGCCATACAGTCGGCTTTGTTCTTGCGAAGATGCTGGGGCACTGTTGCAACACCGCCGGCCATCATGTTGGCGAAGCTATCGAGCGCCTGCATGATCTGTGGGTTCATCAGCATATTGGCCGTGTGCGTGGCATAGGGCGCCTGCATGTCCGGCTGGTGTTCAGCCACAGCCTGGGGCTGTTGGTAGGCCTGAAGGGTGTTCTGGTTCATGAAAGTCTCCGTTCATCATTGCGAACCGCCCAGCCCGGCCGTTCCAGGCGGCGGATGTGTACCCAGTCATCACTGACCCGGCACTGGTGATAGGTTTCGAGGGCTTCGCGGTACAGCTCATGGCCGCGGCGCACCCAGTCAGGATCGAGATCAACTACATCCACGGCGTAGCGACCGGCGCTGACGCTGGAGCTGACCGCCAGGAAGATGAACTCAGGCTCAACACCGAAGTGTTGGCGGTAGCCCTCGCAGTACATGGCGTGCTGGACGTGGTAGCGGAAGCTCTCAACGTGCTTTTCGAACCGGTCGAGCCCGTCCACCTTCTTTACATCCACGATGATGTGGTGGTCTGTCAGGATCCGATCTGGACGAACGCGGCACAGCTCGCCGGTCTGTTCGTCGGTCCAGTAGATCGAGGCCTCGTTCACACCCCGTTGCTCGAAGATCCACTGAGCGGTCGGGTGAGCCTGGACGCTATCCAGCATGATCTGCAGCTGGCGCCATTCGTCGGTGGTCATGATGATCTTGTCGTCATGCTCGATCTGGAACGCTTCCCACTCGGCCTTGCCGTCATTGGTGCGGCGGTTGAACTCCGGTGCCACGATGAACTGGCCGTCGAACTCGTGCGGCTCCAGCAGCAGGCAGTGCAGGGCGGTGCCGAAGTCCAGCGCCTTGGTTTTCTCCTGATCTACCGGGGCCGATTTTGACCAGGGCAAGGAAGAGGGACAGTGCGCGACCAGGTCCAGACCGCTCTTGCTGATACCGGGGCCAGAGTGGTACTCGGCATTGGTCAGACCGGTATAGAAGCCTGGGCCAATTGCGGTCGATGTTGTCTGCAGCTGCTCCTGCAGGTCAAACGGGTTGGCCGGGGCGTTCATGCGGCCTCCTGCTTCAGAACGGTGTCTACGTTTGTCTGGATGACTTCGAACTCGATTACCCATAACCACGGATTGTCATTCCAACTGCCGGCACTGTTGATCGATTCCCAAAGTCCGGAGAAGGCATGAACTGCGGCAGGTAGCAGTTGGCCTTTGGTTGATTCTGAGTAGAGGAAGCGCTGGCACAGCTCACCATTGATGCCTTCGGCAATTGCGTCCTCCTCTGTGATGTCCTGCAGCCTCTCGACACGCACATCGGTGATGCGTAATGTCAGGCGACTGGCGCAGCGCGGCATATGGATAGATGGCTTCCACGGGATGTTCTCCTTCGGGAAGTCGCTCCCACCGTCATACCAGCAATCAAGACCGCCGCTTGCCCGATACCAGATCCGCTCATTTTCGGTCGGCATGCCGTTATCGTCACACTCGAAGCCGGATATGAAGGTCTCACGCACCCACAGCAGGTCGCCAATCTTGCCGAACGGACAAACCTCGGCCAAAAATCCGTGCGGTGCATCAGTCGAACAGGCTGACTTCTTATCGCTGGACTCTACCTTCCAGCCACTGCGAAACATGCGGTCTTGGTGGATGTTCTTCGCTACCCGCCGCGTCTGCGTCTTCTGACCAGCCAGCAGGGCACGGACCATATCGCCGTTGAACAGGATCGGGCGTGCGTTCATGCGGCCTGCTCCTGGTCGCGGATGCGCAGCGGCACATAATTGTTCATCTTTGCCAACGCATCGCACTGGGCCATCCCGCGTTTGATGGCGGCTTTCAGCTCCAGATCAGAGATTGAGTCGAGTTCGACATCCTGCTCGGCAACTTGGATGTATCCCAGCTCCAGCATCCGGTCATCGATCGGGACCAACCAAGGGATGATGTTCTCGGGTTCACTGGTATGGACAGTGAGGTAGAGCGTTACGGTAGTCATGGGGTTACCTTTACTTGGCGAAGCATTGACGGAAGGTCGGCAGGAAATCGGCCAGCGTGTAGGGCACCGGCGATGCTGCCAGCTCAATGGCGGCAGCAAGAGTCGTGTTGAACTCCTGCTCCGGAGCAGATGAAACAGCCGTGATGGCCTGGCGTAGCCGGTGGTTCTCGTCAGCGATGACCTTCATCTTGTCCATGGCGCGAGCAAGCAGCTCGGTATCACTGACCGGGCGATTCTTGCAGGCCGGGTTCGGCACGAACTCCACGGTGATCACTGCCCCGTTGTGGGTGAAGGTGTCTTGCATCACCACTCCTCCATCATGATTTTCAGAACCGGTCGCACCGGCTCAACGTTATGTAAAGCCCGCAGGCAGTAGAAGGCCGTGGCCACGCCCCAGCCCAGAACGAAGAAGCCGACAAGGCCGACCAGCATCAGGTACAGCTGGAACACCGCTTCGATATCGCTCATGCCAGCGTTCCCAGGTAGGTTGTTGAGGGAATCAGCCCATCAGGGCCAGTACCGATCTCGCACAGCTCGTCCCGCTTGGTGCGGCTTGAGCGAGCGGTGATTCGAGCCCGGCTGCGCGGACGTAGAACATCGTCACTGCCAGACACTGAAGCACTGAACAGCGCGACCACGATCAGCAGCAGCTGCAGACGGTTCAGGGCGCCGACCTCGATCATCTTGTTGATCGCCACCACCACGTCACTGCAGTCGAGCTTGAAGTACAGGGCCTGCCAGTACTGGTAGACGGTGTTCTTCGAGCAGTGCAGCTCCCGGCCAGCATCAGCCGCAGTGAGTCCGTTGGCCCGGCAGACCGCCGCACGGACTTCACCCGGCGTCAGCTTGCGGCCTGACTCCAGCAGGGTTGGGATGCCCTCCCAGTGGCCGAGGGCGTAGCCGTTTTCGGTTCGTGTGATCATTTCAAGCACCCCAAAAGTTCAAGTAATCTTGAACAAATGAAAGCATGCTTTAAGTTTCAATGCAAGCATGCTTGCACGGAGATGGGATAAATTTGCAGTGCGCAGTAGGAAGTCGCACATCCACGACGGCAGGGAGATGGCTACATGTCTGTACAGAAACGAATTTTCCTTGTGTGTGCCGTGTCCCTGTTATCGGCATGCACAAGCGTCCCGCAGATCACGGTGCCCGAGAAAATTACCACGACCGAGAATGTTCTTTCTCCAGCCGTTGGGGCACCAAGCAAGAAGGATGTCGGAGAGGCCATCCTGATTCAGCAGCTCGGCAAGAAGACGACGCAGCGGCTGGCTGTGCTTCAGCAAGAGCTGCGACGGGATGCTGATTTTGTCAGTAGCGGTTACTCGATCATTATCCCCAGTGGTGCCAAAGGCTACTTGTCCGAAGGCGAAAACGCGGCCTGTTTCCAAAATATGGGAATGAATGCAGGGATCTACGGCAGCAGAGGGAAAAGTTTATTCTGCTTAACTGACACCAATGGATCGGGTGCTTACGACCGTGCCGTTCTGGGATCGATCAATAACTGGGGGGACTTTGAAATTCCCAGTACGCCCTACAAAATCGAAGAAGTTACCGTCGGATATGATCCTGATTCTATCAAGAGGGAGTTGGTCTTCCAGGGACTTCGAGATGGCCAGATCCAGGTGCTCTATCGAGAATATACGGCCGCTGATATGGCTCGCGCCGCGTTCACGCAATCGGTCAGTTACGATGTTTCAACGACACCCGTAATAGGCTTCAAAGGCGCGAGAATAAAGGTTGTCAGAGTGACCGGAATAGATATCGAGTACACGGTTGAAAAGCCATTCAATTAGGCGGCAGAATTTCTTTTCAGTAGGGTGATCACATGGAATGGATCATCGGCGCGGTGGCTCAGTAAAACCTTATAAATTGATTATTCATACACTTTTTGGACAAGAACATGACTCCGGAAGAGCAAGAGCAAATCGAGCTTCAGCTGCAAGAGTTCAGCAAGAAAATTGATTTTTATACATCTGAATACACTGTCGAGATATTAGCTCATAAAGTTAGCAATGAAGATTTTGTTGTGCCTGAATACCAGCGAGAGTTCACTTGGGAAACCGAGAGAAAGTGTCGTTTTATTGAATCGTTGTTGATGGGGCTACCTATCCCGTTTGTGTTCTTATGGGTGAATGACGAGACTGGACAGCTTGAAATAGTTGATGGCTCACAGCGGCTACGAACCCTTGAGGAGTATATTCATAATCGCCTTAAACTCGAAGGCTTGGAGCGGCTTAACTTGCTCAATGGGACTAAATTTGAGGATTTGACACTTGCCCGCCAGCGGAAGCTTAATAATTTATCAATCAGGGCGGTGGTGCTGTCAGATAAGACCGACCTTGAGGCCCGTATTGACCTGTTTGAGAGGATTAATACTGGTAGTAAAGTTGCAAATCCTGCAGAGGTACGCCGAGGGGCCCAGCGTGGCCCCTTCATGGACTTCATTATTGAAATTGCACAGGATGAGCAATTTAAACGGCTAGCGACAGTAACCTCAACGCAGACCGCTACTCGAGAAAGAGAGGAGTTAGCGCTAAGATTTTTCGCTTATACAGATGGTCTTGGCGAATATAGAGATAGAGTTAAGGAGTTTCTATTTACTTACACTCGTAGCATGAACGAAAAATTCGGAGATGATCCATCACTGGTTGATACATACCGTGAACGCCTGAGTACTGTGCTGGACTTTGTTGAGCAGTCCTTTGCTTTAGGGTTTAGAAAGTCTCCTCGTGCAAAAACAACACCACGTTCACGTTTTGAATCAATCGCAATAGGCGTTCATGAAGCGCTGAAAGTAAATCCTTCCCTCACAGTCACCCAAGCGCAAACCGATGAAATAGTTAACAGCCGAGAGTTCCTGAAAAAAATTACCTCTGATGGAGCCAACGTAAAGAGTAAGTTAATCGGCAGAATCAATGTTATGCGGGATGCTCTGTTAGAGGATAACTAATCGTGCAGCTAGTTCGAGATACATATAACGAGCGGATCAGTGATATTGAAGCACACTTCGAGCTCATTAAAAATATCAGCGATGCAGCTGTTAACGGTGGTGCCAAGTTTCCTGTAAATGATGGCCAGTACACAATCACGACACAGCAGCAAAAAATATTATTCTCTAGTACATATTTACAATTATATAACTTGGTTGAATCAACAGTTAACCAGTTGATGGACGCGGTTGCACGGCATAGTATGCAAGGTATTGGGGGTGATCTTGCTCGATTATCAGAAAAAGTTAGAGATCAATATCTAAGGCACGTTCTTCGAACGAGTGATATAAGCTTGACTCCTGAAAATCGTCTCGCCAATGCGATAAAACTGTTACAGCAAGCGTTAGGTATGGCCGATGTCGAGATTAAAATCCCTCGTGGAGGGGGAGGAAACTGGGATTTGGAGACAATAGGAAATTTAAATGATCGTATTGGAGTGGTTTGTATTTTATCACAGGATATAAGAGCTAAACTGTATAGGCCTTTCCGAGATGATAATGGTCCCCTACGCTGTATTAAAGTTGTACGGAATAATCTTGGACATGGCAGTATATCGTTTGCTGAGTGCGGGAGCGGTCATTCTTACAGTGAGTTCAGAACGCTAATTGATATTGTTAAAGAGTACTTAGAGCAATTAATGGATTCTTACGAGAATTATATTGATAGCCAACATTACTTGCTAGATGAAGAAAGTGCTTAAAATTTCAGGTCAGGGCTGCCAAAATGCTCTGACCTACCACCTCTCCCAAGCGCACAGGAACAGCATTGCCAATCATCTTGGCGAGAGCGGCGATTGAACGCTTCTCCCCTGGCGGGACAAACTGGTAGCTTTCTGGGAACGACTGAAGCAAGGCTGCTTCACGGAGACTGATAGCACGATCTTGCTCCGGATGTCCGAAGCGGCCATTGCCATAACCATTGCACTGGGTGGTGATGGTTGGCGATGGTTCATCCCACGACATTCTGCCGTAGACACTTGGGAACGTTTTCCCGCTTTCTTTACGGTGACAGCTGGCCCGCAGATCTTCTGGCCAGTCTAGCCATGAACCACCAGGTACAGAGGCTTGGATGCGCTTCAGATTAATAGGGCTCAAGATGGAGGCGCGGTGTAGTGGATCGTCGCTATGAGTCTGGCCAGCCACCAGTGATGGCAGGTCAGCAATAATATCGGCGACGGTCATATATCGATCGGGCATATGCGTGGGCTCTGGCAAGCGTGCCTCTTTCTGGAGGTATGCCACCAGCATTAACCTCTTTCGGGTTTGTGCCATGCCGTAATCTGGGCAGAAAACCACACGATAATCACACTGGTAGCCTGCTTCAGTCAAACGCTGAAGGAATTCGTCAAATACCGGCTGATCAACGAGCCCCGGCACATTCTCCATCGTCACGAAGTCCGGACGAACCTCGACAACCAAGCGGCCAAAGCTATTCAGCAGCCCCCAGCGCTTATCTTTCAAGCCTGTCGTATTTGTGGTTCTTGAGTATGTGGAAAATGGCTGGCAAGGAGCACATCCAGCAAGCAAAGTGTAATCGGCTCCAAGCAGGTGTGCCTCAACCTCTTCCTTGCGAAGCGTGGTAACGTCCTGATTGATAAATTTAGCCTGATTGTTGTGTTCATAAGCAAACCGGCAAGACTCTTCAACATCGTAGCCTGCTACAACGTCAATCCCGGCTCGCTGCATGCCGTGAGTTAACCCACCAGCTCCACAGAACAGATCAACCGCTTTGATTGTTGGACGCTTTGACACTACACCTCCTGAAAGACGGCGATTCTAACCTCACGATGAGGTATCGTCATCACCAGCATCTCATAAACGGTGTTTAACATCGATGTTTTTTGCTTTTGCTTACCCAGGTCACGCGAATGATCCATAGATTGAGGGCAGGGAGGTCCTGAAGAGGGTCACAAATTCCGTGAAACAAGCTTCTTAACCTCAGCAATCACGTCACAGCTTCCTGGCATTCCAGGCAAGCAGCACCTTGGCGTGAATCCTCACTTCATCCAGCTTAACCACCCGGTCTTTGTGCTTGGGGTTGTCGCTGATCAACTCGATCTCGGTGGCTGACACCATCTGCAGGCGCTTGATGTAGAGCATGTCATTCCAGGTCAGCAGGTAAACGCCATCACCCATGAAGGTCTGCACACCGCGGTCGATGATGACCGGATCGCCATCGTTGATGGTGCCTTCCATGCTTTGACCATAGCCAGTGACGATCGCCAGGTTGCTGGCTTGGGTGTAGCGAACACCCAGGGCCGATAAATAATCCTGGTGCAGAGTCAGGTGACGGATGGTCTCCACGTAGTCAGGTGCGACTTGGCCGGAGCCCATAGCACCACGTACATCAAATTGCGGAATTGTTATCTCGCCGTCACGCAAGCGGGCCTTCTGGAAGTCAGCGGCAATCACATTGCCGGCACTTTCCTTGGGCTGATCAGAGTGAGCTGTTTCGAGCTGGGTGTGGTTTTCTTTGGGGGCGGCAGAGTCCTCAGCCTTGGCTTGACCGACGATCATCGGGCCCTTGCCAGAAATCAACCAATCCAGACTGCTTCCATATTCCTGAGCTATGGCAGCCAAGTGCTCATTTTTGATGTTTGAAGTCTCACCAGTAAACCACTGGCTGACAGCCTGGTAACTGATGCCACATGTGCGCTCAAGGGCGCGCCTCATCCCGCGCTTTGGGATGTCGCGATAAGTAAGCAGTTCTTGGATTCGGTCGATGGTAGTCATAGAGCGAATATACAAGTGTGCTTGTGAAGCATGCTTGCATTCAATGTTCAATCATGCTTGAATTTCACCAACTTCAGTGGAGAGCAGCATGACACGTTCCGAAGCAATCAAATTTTTCGGCGGTATTCCTGAGTTGGCCCGGGTGCTCGACATCACCTACGAAGCCGTACGCCAGTGGCCTGAAGACGGAATTCCTCTTCTGCGGCAGTACCAAATTCAAGAGCTGTCCGAAGGGGCGCTCAAAGTATCTGGAAAAAAGCAGAGTCAGGTCACCGCCGCATGACCCCCGATCTGGACCCAGTATCGCTGTTTGGATCGGTGATTTTTATCTACTGGCTGGGGTGTGGATTCGTACAGTAGCGCGGTGCCTTTGACCGGCTTCTCCCTCTCGCCGGTCCTTTTTTGAGTGCCTTCCTGGAGGGTACTGAAGAAAGCTGACAGGAGATCCAGCTTAGCCGTCCGGCGCGGATTGCCGGACGCATCATTTTACCCGGGCGGGTAGTGCCGTTGGCGAGATCGGCGCCCAAGACAATCTCGCAAGCCAGGGGTTTTGATATTTTCCCCCTTCAGCCGGTACCCGCGCCGGGGCGAAAAGCGGGACAACCGAAGAGCGTCTTCACTGAGGGCGCTGTTCAGTTGTTTCAAGTTTCACGCCGGCCTGTGTCGGTCTCATTTTCGAGGGAGAGTGATGGCTCACTGCAGTAACAACCTCAAACACAGGTTAATCCCAATAGAGCTGCTCAGTCTGAATACTGCGCATGTTGGCTGGGCGGTATGAACAACCTGGAGTACGACGCGCTCGAGGATGAGCGCCTGCCGCATGAAGCACGAACACTCTATGTGATGTGTATCCGACGGTTCATGGATTACGACACGGGCCTGACCGGTATTAAACGCCGCGTCAGTTACCAGATGTTCAAGGAGCGACTGGAGGTGCATCGTCCCCCCAGGTCTCCGATCCCGAGCTTCATCCCGACCAAGAAGCAGCTGCGTGGTTATGTCGATCACCTTGAACGTGTGGGCCTTATCGAGAAGTTGCCCCAGGCAAAAGAGCGCGATCCGATGGTTTTCCGGTGCCTGCTGGCCACAACGGATTCAGTCCGTTTTCAGGAAGAAGGGCACAAGCAGGGCACATCACCGGGGCACGTAGAGGGGCACGATGTTTTGGCTGATGCAGGACACAGCGAAAGCCAGCAACCACGGGCATTAGAGCCTGAAGCAGGGCACAAGCAGGAACTGCAAGCGGGGCAGGAAGAAGGGCACAGTGTTTTTTCGGAAGTGGGGCACACCTCCGTTACTTCCGTTAATACAACAACATCATCACGCGCGCAGGGAGCACCACACGATGGCCGGTCATTCGCGATGACCTGGGATTGGCAACCGAGTGAGGGTGTCATCCGGCATTGCCGTGCGATGAGGGTGAACTGGTCAAACCTGGCGCAACAACAGCGTGATGCCTTGATCGACGAACTCCGGAGCTATTGGGTGACTCGGCCCAACCGGTTTCACACGCAGGACCAATGGGACAGAAAACTTGCACAGCAAGTGGTCAAGAAACGATGGGGAGGATCCGCCAATGAAACCAGTCAATCAGCTACTCACGGAGCCGGGAAGCCGCTCAGTGCCGTTGACCGAGTCAGGCAAGCGAACCGAGACCGGTACGAGCCATACCCAGAGGGGCAGATCATTGACGTTAACTGATCACGACATGGGAACCCTCTGGGAACGCATGACGCAGATGTTCGGCCATCGCTGGGTCAGTGCTTATGGCGCCTCAGATACTGATAACGTCTGGCTGGCGTGCCTGGATGGCCTGAGCCCTGAACAACTCCGTTCTGGTATGCGAGCTGTTGCCCGGGGCGGGGAAGCGTGGCCGCCGACGGCGCCACAGTTCCGAAAGCTGTGCGAGAGCGCCACGCTCGCTGACCACGGGCTGCCAGATCCTGAGCGTGCCTACCGCGAGGCGGCCAGCAATGCCCACAACCCCAGTCGTGTGAATTGGAGTCATCCCGCTGTCTACGTAGCTGGCCGTGAGACCGGCTGGTTCGATCTGCGTCATGCCGAAATGGGTGATCGGATCGAGCAGCGTTTCCGCCGTAATTACGAAATTGTCACACGTCGAGTACTGGCCGGTGAGCAGCTGGATGCCGAGATCCCAGTTGCACTGGAAGACACACGCGGCCGCCGCCGTCCGCTGACCGAGAAAGACCGTGCGGCTGGGCGCAGTGCACTGGCCCAACTGAGAGGGCTGGTGTGATGGCCATGCCTGAGTCACAGATCGTGATCAATTCACCTGACTCACTTCGCGACCGCATGATGCGTGTTTGGGAGTTGGTCAACCAGGCCGTGAGGGCTGGTGGGGCTGTGGCCGTCACGATCGGCAAGCCCAGCAAGTCACGGGACCAGGAGCGTAAGTATCACGCCATGATCGGTGATATCGCCAAGCAGGTGACGTTCTACGGCACCAAGCGACACAGCGCCGAGGTTTGGAAGGCCCTGCTGGTGGAGATGTTCGAGCGCGAACGCCAGGCGATGGGTGAGCCGCTGCGCAAGCCTGGGCGCTTGGTGCCGAGCCTGGACGGTGAGCGCATGGTGTCGCTGCGTCCGTCGACCCGGGATTTCAGCGTCCAAGAGGGGCGCGACTTCATTGAGTTCCTGTATGCCCAGGGTGTGGAGATGGGGGTGAACTGGAGTGAGCCGGCGCTGAGGGCCTATGAAGAGTACCGAGAGGCTGCGCCGGGGAGGAAGCGGGTATGAAGGAAATGACACACGACAGCCTCAGTGAGTTAGCAAGCAAGTGGCTCAAGCGCAGCTACAGTGCGAATGGCCCTGGCTGCCACATTGGTCTGGTTGAGGTGGGCGGTCTGTTCGGCGGTGAACGGGCAGATGCTTGGGGTTACCGCTGGGGGCATCAAGGAGGTTCAGTGCTGGTTGAGGTGAAAGTCAGTCGCTCCGACTTCCTGGCTGATGCAAAGAAGCCGCACCGGAACGGTGATGTTTTGGGTATGGGTACATATCGATATTACATGTGCCCAGAAGGCATGATCCAGCCGGATGAACTGCCTGACGGGTGGGGGTTGTTGTGGGTCAACAAGCGCGGCCATATCAAGCCAAAAGCCGGGCATGTTCTGCTGCTGAAAAGTTGGAAAACCATGAATGAGCTGCAGCCTTGGCAGCACGAAGTGAATGTGAAAGGCGAAATGGAGTTGATGGCACACCTGCTGGCCCGGCTTGGCGATCCGCAGGAAATGAACCAGCGATACCGCGCTATGCAGTCAGAAGTTGGCAGGTTGACTCGCCGAGTGAATGACCTGATTCAACGTCGAGACCACCAAGCCAGGAGAAAGCAGGATAGGGCGGTGGCGCGAGAGGTGTCCGCATGATCGAGTTCATTGTTCCAGGTAACCCCCAGGGCAAAGGTCGGCCCCGTGTTGGTCGAGTAAACGGCCATGCCCGGATGTTCACGCCGCCGAAGACGGTGGCGTATGAAGGGGTTATCGCGCAGGCAGCACAGCAGGCGATGGAGAAGCACAGTATCCAGCCATTGCAGGGACCGGTTCTGATCCAGATGACCATGTTGCATGCGGTACCGAAGTCCTGGTCGAAGAAGAAGCGTGAGAAGGCTCTGACTGGTTACATCATGCCGACAGTGAAGTGTGACGCGGATAACTGCCTGAAGGCGGTGTGTGATGCGCTGAACGGCGTGGCCTGGCGGGATGATACGCAGGTGGTGGATGTGTTTTTGACAAAGCGGTATGCGGAAGATCCGCAGGTTCGGGTGAAGATTTCGCCGGTGGATGCAGAGCCGGCGCAGGGGAAGGGGTAAAGGATGGATCTTGATGATCTGATACACGTTTACGTCACTGGCTGCAGTGCTGACGACCTGCGCAACATGGTGGCAGCGACCGGGTATCGCTCGGTTATGTCAGAGCTTCACAAGAACCAGGGCCTCATCGCCAGCGGCGGCGGTGGAGGCTCGCACGATGCGATGATGGTTGCGCTGGTTGATCGGATGCCGGGAAGGTACGCGCCCCAGATCATCGACACGATCAAGGCAGGGTTCTCGGAGTTGTGCAGAGCCAACCCACTGCGTTATCAGGTGGTGATCTGTGATCACACGGATCGACGGCCACGGGCGCAGAAAGCGGAGTCTCTGGGGATCACGGAGATCAAGTTCAAGAATGAACTCCGGACTGGGCGTGAGTACCTGGGCGTGCGGTTCATCGATTTGCTGCTGCCGCGTCAAGAGATCGCTTAACTGGTTTTTTGCACAGGCTGTTTATTTGTCCATATTTCGCTTGCAACTGCCGGATATCCATACTAGATTATTCGCATAACGTGCCGTTGTTGGCACTGCACGAAACCTCGCTCAGGCGGGGTTTTTTTGTGCCTGAAAGTAGTTGCAGACACTGCCTGGAGACATAGGGTTCACCACATCAGTTAACCAAATATAGGGTTTTGATGATGGAAGAACTCGAAGTTATTCGCGCAGTATTAAGGGTTTTATGTTCATTGGCCCGCCTGGGCTTATTGATCCGTGAACTGTTTCGCAAGAGAAAGTCTCGCCGTGAGGCGACACGCTACCGCTGTGAAGCGGAAGACAACCGACCCGGCGGATAACCCGGGACCGAATTCATCAAGCCATTCGTGAGAATCGCTATGCCTACCCAATACGACGAGCTGATCCGGGCTGCTGTTGCACAGTACCTGCCTGATCACGATTGGCGTCTCCTCAAAGCGCAGTACATGGCCGAGTCCCGGCTTGACCCGAATGCGGTCTCCCCGGTTGGGGCTCGGGGTATTGCCCAGTTCATGCCTGCAACCTGGGACGAAGTTTCCCAGGAGCTTGGCTACCCGTCTGATGCGTCTCCTTTCGATGCTGATCTGGCTATTCCTGCAGGTGCCTATTACATGGCCAAGCTGCTGAATAGCTGGTCGGCTCCTCGTCCTGATCTCGATCGCTACTGCTTGGCGCTGGCTAGTTACAACGCAGGCTTCGGCCATTTGCTGAAGGCGCAGAAAGCTGCAGGCGGTGCGAATGATTACGCGAGCATCATCCGAGCGCTGCCGCAGGTCACCGGTCATCATGCGGCCGAGACAACTGCCTACGTGAAGCGCATCCTCAACTACTTCAACCAGATGGTGACAGGGTGATGCCGGAAAAGGACCCGACAAGTTATCAGCTACTGACCTACCTCTGGGTGATGGCGTTGGCTTCATGGGGTGGAATCGTGAGCTACATCCGCCGCGTTAAAGCCGGCACCGCCGAACGGTTCAGCTTCATGGAGCTCATAGGTGAGATCGTGATCTCTGCGTTCACTGGCGTAATGACGTTCTGGTTGTGTGAGCTGGCCAGTTTCCCCGATCTGCTGACTGCTGCGTTCGTTGGCGTGAGTGGGCACATGGGCAGCCGTGCCATTGCTCTGATGGAAGATTCGTTCAAGAAGAAGATGGGGGTGCGCTGATGCGTAAGTCAATTCTCGCCCTGGCGATCGCTGCGGCTATTGCGTCATCGGGATGTTCAGCACCTCGTCTGCAGGATGGTTATCAGTTTGGCGATCTGACCGGTACCGCCCTGGATACAACGATCAGTTTATCTGAACTGCAGGATGACTATTGCGCGACAGCTGATCCTGTTGCGCGCTCCATTCTGCTGGGTCTGATGCGTTCAGTTGTTCCTGAGTATCCAGTAAAGGGACTGTGCACCAGTGTGCTGGATGTGCTCGGGGGGCAGCAATGAAGTATTACGAACGTGGCTGGAAGTACGAGCTGGCCGAGGATACCGACTTCCAAACCCAGATATTCCCAGAACACACAATCACGACGGATTTTATTCAGTTGAGGCCTGATGGCTTGCTGACATTGTGCAGGGGGTATGCCTGGGACGGCGCTAGCGGCCCAACGATCGATTCAGACTCAAGCATGCGCGGCAGTGCAGTCCATGATGCGTTGTACCAATTGATGAAGCTTGGCTTGCTGGATCTGGACTGGTTTACCGAAAGCAACCGTGAACTCCGGCGCTGGCTTAAGCTGGATGGTATGTCATTTGTCCGGCGCTGGGCCTGGTACCACGCGGTTCAGCAGTTCGGGCGCGGTCATATGTTCCGGGAGCATGACGACCAGAAGCTCTACGAGGCGCCCTGATGCCAGCTAAGCCACCGCGCCCATGCCGGGCACCGGCCTGTGGCCGCAAGACAACGGCCAGCCACGGATACTGCGAGGAGCATGCCCACCTGCACAAGCCGTGGGCTTCACGCAAGGGATCGGGTCGTGGCGGTCGTCCCTGGCGTCGCAAGCGTGATCGGATCATGGCGCGGGATAAAGCACTGTGCCAGCCATGCCGTCGAGGTGGTCGGGTGACGCCGGCAACAGAAGTTGACCACATTAAGCCGGTTGCCGAAGGCGGCACTGATGCTGACTCAAACCTGGAAGCGATCTGTACCAGCTGCCATCGAGAGAAGACGGCGCGAGAAGCGCAGGCCGCAAGGGGGAGGGGGGAGTCAAATCTCTGAGAGTTACGAGGCCGGACACCGCCGCCCAAGTCACTTTTTTACAGCCGCGAAATTGAAAATTAAATCCGGCGCGAATGGTTCTCATCTATGACACGCGGACGCAAGCCCAAGCCAACCAGTCTCAAGGTCATCCAAGGCAATGCCGGCAAGCGAAAGCTGAATGATGCCGAGCCTTCTGCTGATGCGCTTCAGGAAGTACCGGCCGCTCCTGGTTGGTTGTCCGAACGCGGCATGGAAGCATGGGATCATCTCGCCGCCTGGCTGGTTGGCTCCAAGATTCTGACGGCCACAGACCTGCACAACCTCGAAGCGTTCTGTTCCGCCTACAGCCGGTGGCGGGATGCTGAAGAGCACTACGCTATCGGTGGTCCGGTTGTTGAGGGGGCCACAGGCGGTCCCGTTAAGAATCCGGCAGCAACAGTAATCAATGAGTCCCTGAAGCAGATGGCGATGTTCGGATCCGCGCTTGGGTTGGACCCGGCCAGCAGGGTACGCCTCGCTGTTCCAGGCGGTGGTGATGACAGCAACCCATTCGCCGAACTGCTCGGCAAGAAGCGGGGCGGGAAGTGATGAGACTCAATGGCCAGTTATCCGAACGTCAATGCCGCGAACAAGTACGCGCGGGACATCGTGGCTGGCCGAATTGCCGCGTGCAAAGAGGTACGGCAGGCGTGTAAACGCCACCTGGATGACCTGAAGCTGTCGAAAAAGCGCAGCTACCCGTACAAGTTCGACAAGGACGAAGCCGAGAAGGCCTGCGTTTTCGTCCAGCTGCTGCCCCACACCAAGGGCGCCTGGGCACGAGAACGCAAGCTGATCGAGCTGGAGCCGTGGCAGAAATTCATATTCTGCTGCATCTTCGGCTGGGTTAAGAAGAAAGACGGCCTGCGCCGCTTCACCGAAGCCTACTGCGAGATCCCGCGAAAGAACGGTAAGTCAGTCATTGCCGCTGGTGTTGGCATCTACATGCTGTGCGCAGATGGTGAATACGGCGCCGAGGTCTACTGTGGTGCGACCACCGAGAAACAGGCCTGGGAAGTATTCCGGCCAGCAAAGCTGATGCTCGAGAAAACACCGGCGCTGACGAATGCCGCCGGCATCGAGATCATGGCGAAGAACATCAGCATCCCAGCTGATGGCAGTCGATTCGAGCCGCTGATCGGCAACCCGGGTGACGGTAGCTCACCCAGCTGCGCACTGGTGGACGAGTACCACGAACACGACAGCCCCGAGCTGTACGAAACCATGGTCACCGGCATGGGCGCCCGAGAGCAGGGCCTGATGTTCATCATCACTACGGCAGGCTTCAACCTGGCCGGCCCATGCTACGACAAGCGCCGACAGGCCCAGCAGATGCTGGACGGCGTGATGCTGAACGAAGAGCTGTTCGCCATCATCTACACCATCGATGCTGATGATGACTGGCAGGATCCGGCCACGCTGCGCAAGGCCAACCCAAACTTCGGTGTTTCGGTCAGCGAAGAATTCCTGCTCAAACAGCAGCGTGATGCTATCCGGTACCCAAGCCGAACCAACGCCTTCCTGACCAAGCACCTGAACGTCTGGGTATCGGCCCGCACCGCCTGGCTCAACATGGCCGATTGGCATGCTTGCGGAAATCCGGAGCTTACCCTTGATCAGATGGAAGGCAGTGACTGTTGGCTGGGTGTCGACTTGGCAAGCAAGACCGACATTGCATCCATCGGCCTGTTGTTCCGTGATCAGCTCGAATCAGGCCGTGACCGCTGGACAGCCTTCACCCGCAACTACTTGCCGGAAGGCGCCATCGAGCGTGCCGGGAACAATCGCGCCGCTTATGAGGCTTGGCAAAACGCCGGTCACCTGGTCGTCACCGATGGTGAGGAAATCGACTTCGATCAGATCCGCGAAGAGATCCGCGACCTGGCCTCGCTGTTCCAGATTAACGAAATCGCCTACGACCCCTGGCGCGCCACCCAGCTGGCTCACCAGCTGATGAAAGACGGCGCCGAGATCGTTGAATACCGCAACACCGTCCAGAACATGAGCCCGCCTATGCGGGAAATGGAAGCGGCGATCACCGGCAAGCGCTTCATTCACTCCGATGATCCGGTGCTCACTTGGATGGCCAGTAACGTCACCGCCAAGTCAGACGCAAAGGACAACATCTACCCGCGCAAAGAGCGCAACGAGAACAAGATCGACGGCATCATCGCCATCCTCATGGCTCTGGGTAGGGCCATGAACGCTGAACACGAAGCGCCCAAAGAATCCATTTACGACACCAGTGAGGTCACATGCTGACAGCTCTTATTTTCATCCTGGGCCTGATCGGTGCCGGCCTGTGCGCCTTCGGTGCCTGGCTGGTGTACCAGCCGGCCGGTTTCATCGTGGCAGGTGTGCTGCTGCTGGCCACCTCATTCATGTACGCCCGTGCCCAGGCCTACGCCCAGTTCATCCAGGCACACACCGACAAGGCTGAAGACTGATGTTTTTCCCCGGACTCTTTGCCAGCACCCGATCAGGTGGAATCTCGGCGTCACCGACGCAGAACTTCACCCAATGGGTCAGCTCAATGGGCGGCCGCCAAACGGCGGCAGGCACCATGGTGAATACCAAAAGCGCCCTGGCCGTCAGCGCTGTGCGTGCCTGTGTCACGCTGCTGGCCGAGTCGCTGGCGCAGCTGCCCTGTGAACTCTACCGCCGTGACGAAAACGGCGGCCGCACCCGGGCAACTGACCATCCGGTGTATGACCTGATCCACTCAGCCCCCAACCGCAAAGACACCTCGTTCGAATACTACGAACAGGCACAGGGCTGTCTGGGGCTGGAGGGCAACCACTATGCGCTGATCGAGCGTGACGGAGCCGGCTACCCGATCGAGTTGATTCCGGTGCACCCGAAAAAAGTGCAGGTGCTCAAGGGGCAAGACGGCATGCCGTACTACCACCTGCCGGACCTGGGTGAAACACTGCCCATGCACATGGTTCACCACATCAAGTACTTCAGCCTTGACGGCTATGTGGGCTTGTCCCCGATCGAGACCAACGCCGATGCGATCGGGCTGGCGCTGGCGACCGAGCAGCATGCAGCTGCCGTATTCCAGCGCGGTGCCACCATGTCGGGTGTGCTGGAGCGCCCGAGTGAAGCGCCCGCCATCAAAGACCAGGCCGCCATCGATCGATTGCTGGACAAGTTTACTGAGCGACATGCCGGTATCCGCAACATGTTCTCCGTTGCGCTGCTTCAGGAGGGCATGACCTACCGGCAGCTGGCCATGGACAACGAAAAGGCCCAGCTGTTGGAATCGCGCAACTTCGGCGTCAATGAAGTGTGCCGGCTATACAAGATCCCGCCGCACATGATCCAGCAGCTCGACAAGGCCACGTTCAGCAACATCGAGCACATGGGCCTGCAGTTCGTCATCTACACCTTGTTGGCCTGGGTGAAGCGACACGAAGCCGCCATGATGCGCGACTTGTTGCTGCCGGCTGAGCGCAAAAACCACTACATCGAATTCAACGTCAGCGGC